TTCCAGATTCTGGTTACACGGCAGAATTGCATTACCTGTACAAGCCGGCGTCACTGACCGCTGGCAGCGACTCTGGTACGACAATCCTGTCAACGGATCATCCCGATCCATTGCTGTACGGCACCTTGGTTGAGGCGGCTGTATTTTTAAAAGAAGCTCCTGACGTAATAGCCAACTTCGAGGCTCGTTTCAAGGAAGGCATCTCTCGGATGAAGAATCTGAGTGAAGGTCGAAATACCCGAGACGAGTACAGGTATGACTTATTACGGACAGGGGTGAGCTAATTGGAACCAATTAAAGAGTTAGAAGGCAAGAAGATAGCAATAATCGGTCTGGGCGCTAGTCAAATTGACTACGTGATCGGCAAAGAGAACAGCGTCGAGTGGGACGAGGTATGGGTGATTAATTCAGCCCTATCGGTTTTTGAGTGCGACAGAGTGTTCATGCTAGATCCGGTAAGCCGGTTTTTGGATACGGATGATGCAGGCAACCAGACCAATGTCATGCGTAAGCTTCTGCCAAAGTTTGAGAAGCCGATATATACGTGTGAGCTAGATGATCGCGTGCCGGCGCTGGTTGAGTATCCGCTTGAAGAGGTGGTGAAAGACCAGAGATGCGCCTACATGAATACAACGGTTGCTTACGCACTGGCTTTTGCGGCGTATAATAAGGTTGGTGAGGTTGATCTGTTTGGGATGGACTTCAGCTATAAGAACAACTTGCACTTTGCTGAGGCTGGCAGGGCGTGTCTTGAGTTTTGGATCTGCAAGATGATCGCAATAGGGATAAAGATTGGCGTTAGCCCTCGGTCATCCTTGCTCGATCAGAACGTGCCCTTGCAGGAGAGGCTTTACGGATACCACCGGCTGGCTAACCCCAAGGTGGCAATGCCAAACCCAGAAGGCGAGTGGGTGGTGTGTGATCGCTCTGAGCTTGCTCAGATGGTTAAGAAGCACAACCTAGAGACGGTGGAGTTGCCATCGTCGCCAGAACCGTATAAGGGGTAGTCATGTCACAGGGAGATTTTCAGCTAGGGCAGATCATGGTTTCGACCACCCATAATCGTGGTCATGACGTAGAGTTTTGGGCAAAAGAGACAACGAAAAAGATATTAGGAATTTCTGAAGAGGCTGCGCCTCATATTCGTTTGCAGGCAGAGGCTTTTCGAGATCAAGTTTATACCTTAATATTGATGGGTATGAAAAATTCTGTAGCCTCTGACAGAGTTACAATAAGAGGCTTGTTGGCCTCTCAGGGCCATGAAGATATGGCGAAAATAATTAAGGAGCTTTGATATGGCTATCACCAGTGCGATTCCCACCAGCTTTAAGCAAGAGCTTTTAGTTGGTACACACAATTTTACCGCCTCTAGTGGCAATGCTTTCAAGATTGCGCTTTACACTTCGAGCGCAACTTTAGGCGCTGCGACAACGGCTTTTACAACGACAGGGCAGGCCAGTGGCACAAACTACACCTCTGGCGGCGCTACGGCTACTTCTGTTACGCCAACTACTAGCGGGACTACCGCAATTTGTGATTTTGCGGACTTGACTTTTGGCACGGCAACTGTTACGGCGAGAGGCATGATGCTGTACAATGACACCCAAGCTGACAAGGCTTGTGCAGTGGTCGATTTCGGCGGAGACAAAACAAGCACCGCTGGAGACTTTACTATCGTGTTCCCCAGCCCAACGGCTACGGGTGCGATCATACGGTTGGCGTAATGCCTAATGCCATTACAGACACTAGATTTCAAACCCGGCATCGACAAGGAAGGCACTGATTATTCGGCGAAGGGCGGCTGGGTAGACGGTAATTTAATTCGGTTTAGAAAAGGCCGAGTCGAGAAGGTGGGTGGCTGGCTAAAGCTTGGCTCTAACTATTATCTCGGCACAGGCAGGGCGCTACACTCTTGGATTAGTCTTGGCGGTGTGCGCTACCTTGGCATTGGGTCTACGTGGAAATACTATATCGAAGAGGGCAACAGCTACTACGATATAACGCCTATCAGGGCAACGACATCCGCTGGTGATGTCACCTTTGGCGCAACCAACGGCTCCTCTACCATCACCGTTACCGATACGGCGCACGGCGCAGCAAACGACGATTTCGTGACCTTCAGCGGAGCCGCAACCCTTGGCGGAACCATTACCGCCGAAGTTCTAAACCAAGAATATCAAGTGTCATTAGTTACCAGCGTAAACGCCTATGAAATTGTCGCTAAAGACACGTCAGGCGCAACGGTAACCGCTAATGCGTCAGACAGTGGGAACGGCGGCTCTAACGTGGTCGGAACCTATCAAATCAATGTTGGCTTGGACACATTCGTAAAGTCTTCCGGCTGGGGTGTGGGCACTTGGGGCGCAGGAGGATTTGGCTCAGCGTCATCAATTAGCGCAGTAAACCAACTCAGGCTGTGGACTCACGACAACTACGGCGAGAATTTAATTATTAATCCGCGTGGCGCTGGCATCTATGAGTGGATTGAGAATGACGGCGTATCAACTAGGGCCGTTAACCTTAGCACCCGGTCAGGCGCTAATCTGGTTCCGACAGTTGCGCTTCAGGTTATTACAAGCGAGACAGACCGGCACTTGGTGGTTCTGGGCGCAGACCCGATTAACAGTAGCAACCTGCGATCCAATGTTATCGACCCAATGCTGGTGGCTTTTTCTGACCAAGAAAATGAGTTGGATTTTGAGCCAACGGCTACCAACACGGCAGGCTCTTTACGATTATCGTCTGGCAGCTTTATCGTCGGCGGGATCAAGTCTCGACAGGAAATCCTGATCTTCACCGACACCAGCCTGTACAGCATGAATTTTATCGGGCCACCATTAACCTTTGCGATCAACCTGATCAATGAAGGCTCTGGATTGCTGTCGCCAAAGTCGGCTGTCAATGCGCCAAACGGCGTTTTTTACGCAAGCAAGACTGGCTTTTACTTCTACTCCGGCTCGGTAAAGCGTTTGCCCTGCACGGTTCAGGAGTACGTATTTGAAGACCTAGACCTTGACCAAGCCTTTAAGTGTCACATGGGCGTGAACACCGAGTTCAGCGAGATCTGGTTCTTTTATCCTAGCCTCGAAGATGGCACAGGAGAAATCAGCCGGTACGTTATCTACAATTACGAAGAGAACCACTGGTCTGTCGGCAGCCTGATTCGTTACGCATGGCTTGACGTGGGGATCGAAGATCTGCCGTATGCCACGGCAACGAGCAGCTCGCAGCAGTGCATCTTTCAGCATGAGACTGGCTTTGATGACAATCAAGACGCTATGACCAACGTCTTTATCGAGAGCGCGGACTTGGACATTGCCTCTGGCGACTCTTTTACCTTCGTCAAGAGGATCATCCCTGACATGAAGTTTGTGACCCAGTCTGGCGTGAGCGTTGACCCTGCGATGAATATTGTGTTGAAGAGCCGAAATTATCCCGGCGAGAGCCTGATAACCGACTCGACCAGTCAGGTTACGCCAACGTCTACGTTCAGCAGCGTCAGAACGAGAGCAAGGCAGGTGGTCTTTAGGTTTGAGAGTGATGATGATAATACCGCTGCCGACCAAAAAGGTTATAAATGGCGGCTTGGATCGACAAGAATTGATATGCAGCCGAGTGGCGGACGTGCATGAGCAGGCTTCTTGAGACAAGATTACCCTTCTCTCAGGGCGATTCTGTTAGCTCAGAAACCTTCAATCGCCTGATTCGGATCTTAGAGATTAATCTTTCGGCGGTAGATTTCACGATATCTCCGCACTATAACTCTGGTCAGATTAGCGAGCTTCAATTTGCAACAGGCAGTATAATCTTTAATACTACTAATCAAATCCACCAAGCGTTTGACGGTAATAGTTTTAGAGACCTTTATAACCATCAAACATACCCATCAGGCCAGTCGGTTACGGCTTCAGTTGGGAATGTAACAGTGAGTACACCCTAATGGATCAAATGCTACAAAATCGTATTCAGAGCCTTTTGGGCGATGACAGTCAGCCCAACCTGATGACCACGGAAATGCCTAGTGACGCCGAGATGAAAGATTTTTCCTCGGTTTCAATGCTGCCTCAGTCACAAAGCGGAGATATGGTCGAGGGTAAGGATTACCTGAACATTGGCGGTCAGTTCTTTTGGCCTTGGGAGTTGGAAAGCGCCCTGCCAAACGGCTTTAGTGACACTAAGGCCATCTCAAGGTTTCTTGAGTCCCTGCCAGAGAAACCTGCCATCAAAGAATTGCAACGGCTGCAAGGCATCGTTGGGCAGGGCGGCATGAGGGGCGGCATGGTTTCTGATAAAGAAATGGCGATGGCTCGCGGCATGGGCGGTATGGATAGAGGCTCGGTCTCAGAAGCCGAGATGAAAGAGTTTCGCGGCATGGCTGAGGGCGGGGAGGTCGATCAAGGAGAGATGATGATGATGGAGTCATCACCAAATGGTGATCTAGAGCAGACAATTATGATGCTCATGCAAGAGCAGCAGGCAACCAACGACCCTGATGAACAAAAATCTTTGCAGGCTGTAGGCGAAAACTTACAGGCGGCGGCTCAGGCCCCGATGGCAGAGCAGGCGGCAATGCTTGCGGCAGAAGGTCGCGGCGGAGACACCAAGCTCGCACACCTAAGAATTGGCGAGGTGGTTTTACCTCCAGAGGCTTTCGAGGACGAACAGTTCGAGAGCATGGTTGGCGCTAAGTTTCAAGAGCTAGACCTAGACCCAGAGCAGTACGTGGTAGGCGGCGGCATCGCAAGCCTTAACCCAATCACTGGCTTGGAAGAGTTCGGCTGGTTCAAGAAGACGTTTAAGAGTCTGAAGAAGGTTGCAAAGGTTGTTGCCCCCATCGCAATGCTTATACCGGGAGTTGGAACCGCAATCGGCGCGGCCCTCGGCGGTATCGGCGGTTTGGCTGGCGCAGGCATGGCCAAGATTGGATTGGGAGGATTGGCCAGCACCATTGGTGGTGTAGCAAGCTCTGCATTAGGCGGACTCGGATCTCTAGGGATACCGGGGATCTCCCCAATCGCAGGCGGCATGGCTTCTGGCGGGGCTGGCGGTGCACTTTCTACGATTGGTAAGGCCTTGACGAACCCTCTCGCTGGCGGAATGTTTGGCGCAAAAGGGTCTACTTATGGTGGTCTTGAGGGGATGGAGGGCGGCGAAGACGCTTTTAGAAGGATCTTAGACAAAATCTCGAAATCAAGCCCTCAAGCCAAAGAGATTGTAGACGAAGCGACTGCCAAGGGTGCGACTGCCAAGGAAATTGTTGACCAAGTAGACCCTAATATAATTCAACGAATCATGGGCGGCGTAGGCGGCTTTCTAGGCATGGGCGCTGGCGGCGGCGGC